TGTCGAGTGGCTGGAAGTCCGCCGGAATCGGGTCAAGCGCCGTGGTCACGACCTGAGTGGTCGAAGTAAAGCTGGTCACGCGGAATCGGCAGGAATTGGCCTGATATGGATGTACCACGATGTAATCGCCGACATCCGTAAGAGCGAAGATAGGATTCGCGGCATTGATGATTCCGCCAAGCGCGCCCCGCGTGATGTTCTCGCCTGCCGCATCGGCAACGCCATTGAACGTAGCCGCGGAATCCGAATACACGGCATCGCGCAGCGGCATCTCAGACTGCCGCCACTCCTGCTCCATGTACTCCACGTACCGAACGGTATTCCCGTTGATCACTCGGCGAACGATGGCCCACACCTGGTCATGCGTTCCTGACGGTGCAGGGATGGCGCATAGGGATTCCACGACGCCATTGCCGCCAACCGGGTGCGCGTGCCATCCAATCACGTCCTGTTCCAGCAGGAACGTCAGTGCAATCAGGTCGCCGTTGGCGCAGCAGGCCCAAACGATGCTGTGCGGCTCCTGCGCGAAAGCGAACTGAATTATCTGTCCGGACGCGATATGGTCAGCGATGATGGTTACATCGTTCGCCTCAAACCCGTTCGTGTTGAACGAGAACCGCATGTCCCGCACCCGCCGCCCCGTTGGCTGCACGAACAGAACCGAATCGCCAACGATGGCAGGCGCTACCTTGCGCGAGCCGTACGTCGTTTGCTTGGACGCCTGCGCGTTGCCGGGACCGAACGCCTCGCTGCCAGCGACGGGTCCGATGGCGAACTCAGCGCCGCGGGTGCCGACAAGCAACTGATCGCCGGGCGCTACCCACAGCGCATCGTTGATCTGGCCTGCCGCGATTTCCAGCGACAGCGCCGAGTCCGGCAGCGTTTCCGCACCATCGCGCGCCGCGAAGTTCTCAAAGTCGCCAGCCACGCTCGCCCACAGTTGCGCGCCACGAAGGTACGTCAGGCGCTCCCGGTAGAACGTCACCAAGTCCGGGTAGCCCTGCACCGAATCCCATGCCGCGAACGACCATCGCAGCGAAGCATTGCCCCCGCCAACGGCTTGCGACGGAATCTCCGAGATGACATCGGCAGTCGCCGTAGTTCCGCCCACTGTGACAATGCGAGCGATTCCGTACCCGGAATGGACGTACTCCCACTGGACGCCAGGATCGCCGTCAAACCGCGCGCCTTCCCGATGCACCGGCTTGACTGCGCCCGTGGTCGCGCTGTTGAGTGCGCGGTACACGTTGGAATCCGACCGACGCTCCGCCGCGGCCGTGATGGCTTTCGCCGGCTCCCACGCGGCAACGCCATCAATCGCCTTCTGTTCCAGCAAGAACAGTGTGCCGACCTTTTCTGCCGTGAAGATGCTGGTACTGGCCGTCAAAGTGATGCCCGTGCCAGTTGCGGCACTCGCGTACACGGTCGTCGTTTCGTCCGGGTCAACGCCGATGAACGGGCCGTTCTTGATGTTCGCGTTGCTGAACTGCCAGTTCGTGTTGCCGAACCGCGACAGTCGCTTTGGCGGATAGCCGCGCAGCGCCATGAAAATCACGTCGCCTGTCTGCGAGTAGCTGACTGCGAACGTGCCATCCGAGTTGGTCAGCGCCGACGCCGGGTACGGGGAAGGAATTTCGTAAATGCTGCCGGTCAGCGCGTACCAATTCGCCAAGTCCCCAGCGAACGTGCCGCCGGACGTGTGCGCGGTGATGCAGTAGTAGTTCACGCCGCCGTTCGACACCAGCGACCCTACCGGATACACGGTCGCCGTGACCCACGCGGCCACGCCCGAAACCAGCAGTTGTCCGTTGTTCGTGAAGAACCGCAGGTAGCCGTCACCGAACTCAATGGAGAACGCATCCGACTCCGAGAACACGAACGGGATCAGCCAGCCGCGGTCCGACGAATCCTTGACGGGTGCGACGTGGCGGTATCCAGGCCGACGGCGCGCCGGACCCTGTGGCAGCGGGATGAAGTTCCGCATGGTCGTACAGCCATTGCCGTACTTCGCCATGTCGGCGCGACCATCGAACAGCGGCGACAACTCGCCAGCGTTGAAGTTGGTCTGTGCGGGGGATGTCCGGGCCACGTTACGCCCTCAGCCGGCCGAGCATCCACGAATCGTCCGCGATCTGCTGCGGTGGAAGTTCAATGGCTCCGGCACGCCGAGCGTTTCGCAACGCTTGGCTGTACATGTCGGAAACCATCTGCCACTTCTGCGTGGACTGCGTGATGGCTTCGCAGGTTTCCACGGCAAGTTTGCAAGCAAACGCCTCCACGAAAGCGGAGTCGAACAGCGACGTGTCCGTGACTTTTGAGATGTACCTCAGCCGAAGCGGTCCTGCGGAGTTGTACAGGATGAATCCGTTTTCGATCAGCCAATCCTGCCCGTCCGGCCCAGTCCTGTAATCCGACCAGTCGAACCCAGGCCAGTAGTGACCGACCATCAGCGCGCGCAGGTAATCCGACGGCAGCGCAAATCGGTGTGAGTAGCCGAACAGCGGCGCGGTGATGTCCGCCGCCAGATTGGCGCGCTTGATGGAGAACGACCACCGGTTCGCGCGCAGTTCGGACTCCAGCACGATGTCATAGGTCGCCGCCATCTCGCGGGCTTCCTTCGTGTTGTCCGTGATGGACACGATGCGGGTCGCGCCCAACTTGGTCAGCGCGCGGTTGATGATGGCAACTTGGCTGGTCATGGCGTTCTCCTATGCCGCGGATAATACCTTACCGCAGCCGGGCCAGAAGCATCCGCCACCACGATTGCCGGGGCATATCCTCGGCGTTATCCCTGGCGCGGTCGATGGCGGTCTGGACCTGCTTTTCGGTGAACAGGGCCGGCATCCGCTGGCCGTCAATGAGGACCACCGTCGCCGGGTAATACTCCGGGACCGCGCCGAACCGACGGTCTTTGTTGGCGACTTTCTCTCGGGCGTACAGAGTAGATTTCACAGGGCCATGTACTCCACATATGCGCCCGTCCTGGCGATAATGGCCGAGTTGGCAATTTCGGAGGCGAACCGGGCGATTACGTCACCATCTGCCGTCGGGCGGATGAAGCCTTCGATGATCGCCATGTTGCTGCCAGTGGTCGCGCTGCTGGCATTGGAGGCGGCCGGCGAGTCGTAAGCGGTCAGCCCCTCATTGAAGGTGCGCGAGGTCGTTGTCAGACTGTACTCGGAGTTGTAGCGGAGTTCGTTTTGCGCTGGCCCGTTGATCGTCCAGCGCGAGCCGGTCGTGGTCGCGGCAGCGGTGTACGGGATGCAAAACCGGAACCAGTATCGCTGTAGCGCCACCACGGGGAAAGACAGCCCGGTAACGTCCTGGATCGTGTTCAAGGTCGCGTTGTTGTTGGTCACGTCCGAAGCCAGCACAGCTACAGACAGGCCCGAAGCCACCACGTTCTGCGTGCCGGTGGCGATGGACTTGGCCGCGCCCGCCGCGTTGTAGGCCCGCCACTCGCCGTCGCGGCCATAGGCCAGTCGCTCGTTCGGCCCCAGCGTCACGCGGGTCAGGATGTAGTCGGTGCCTGATGCGCGGTACGCAACCGTGACCGTCTGGTTCACCGTGTCCGCGTTCAGCAGGTTCACCGCGTCAAGGAACCGCTGGACCCCCGACGCCGGGGAGCCAACTACGTCAACCGGCGTCGTGCCGTTGGAATTGGCGACCGCCCGGCCAGGGGCGAACGATGCCGCGCCGATGTCCCGGTAGGCGCACACCAGCCTCACGGGGGCCGAAGTCTGCGCCGCCAGAAGCGTGATCCGAAGCGTGTCCGTGCTGGTCAGGATGATCATGGTCCCTCACCGAACAAGTCCCACCCGAATTGGTGGGGGTCAAATTGATTGTCAGGCAGCGTGGACATGTACTGCTGCCCGTCCAAAATCACGACGGACCCTATGCCAAACCCGGTCGGGATCGCGCCCCCTCCCGACATCGCGTACCCGGTAGCGCGGCCGATGGACAGCGCCATCCCCGTCGCCACCGAGAACGCGGTCATCGGTCAACTCACGACGCGCGCGGCGATGGCAAACATCCCTGTCGGAGAACCGCCC